AGTGGAATAGATTACGGGGTTTACAACAATTCTATCAATGCCTTGGAGAGAGGAATAAAAGAGCGTGTACTCATGATAAATGTCAATGACTCATGGGTTCGTCCTTTTAGACCCTCGGAACAGGACTTTGCTTCATGTACAGGCTCATTTTCAAAGCGACTTAAGAAAAACGCTATGTTTACCAAACCGATGACAGCCGTTGCTTATGCAATGACATTCCGGTCTCGAAAACAAACCCGTTATCTGAAAGCTGCGGAACAAATTGAGCTCTTTGGTTTCCATGATAAATTTGCAGACTTATCGACCTTCATGAAGCATGAGAAATTGCTCTTTTCTACTCTTAGTAAGAGGAACAAAGACCCTGCTCCGCGTATCATCCAGCCTCGAGATGATCGCTACTTGGTAGAGACAGGCAGATACATTAAGCCTATAGAAAAATTAGTGTATAAAAATATCGATGACATCTATGGTTCTCCAACGGTGTTCAAGACTTACAACATGCAACAAAGAGGGAATTTACTCCATTCAAAATGGACTAAGTATCTAGACCCAGTTGCGCTAGGCGTTGATGCTAGCAAGTTTGATCGTCATGTCTCAAGCTCCGCTTTGAAGTGGGAAGCTGGAAACTACATGCACTACTATCCTGGTGATAAGTATTTGCAAAGACTTTTAAAATTGCAACGCAACAATACTGGTAGGGCTCGAGCAGCTGACGGGAGACTCAAGTACACCAACAAACATGGTCGTGCTTCTGGTGATAGTAATACATCCTGTGGAAATGTCTTGATAATGTGTGCAATCATGTATGGTTACTATGAAGCAAAGCAAGTTGTTGCTGACTTAGTGAACGACGGTGATGATTGCGTTATCATATGCGAAAGAAAAGACATGTACAAGTTCAATGATTTGCCAAGCTGGTTTGAGAGAGCCGGCTTTATAATTATCATTGAACCTCCCGTGTACGTGTTTGAGAAAATTGAATTTTGTCACTCGCAGCCTGTGTTTGATTGCGATGGTGGATATACCATGATCAGGACGCCTCGTGAGAGTATCAGCAAAGATGCTGTTGCTCTTAAGCCTCTTGACAATCCTAAGGTTAAGCGAATGTGGATGGCAGCAATTGGTGATGGTGGTCTAGCATTGACAGCTGGGATTCCTGTGTTGCAGGAATATTACAGCATGTACAAAAGAAGTTCCGACGGTGCTAAACCACTAACTGATCCAACTCTCGACGGTGGGTTCTTTAGACTCTCCACTGGTATGAAGAGGAAACCAGTTAAACCATCAGATTACACCCGGTATTCCTTTTGGCTCGCCTTCAATATCTCCCCTCAAGAGCAACTTGCACTTGAGGCGCATTATGCTAACTTAACACTGACTACCGGCGATATCAATGATAGGTTCACTCCTCTACCATATTGATATGTACCGGGATCACGAGAAGGAAAACTCGTTAACACCCGCTAATCACCGTATATGCGTAAATTGGGTTCCTACCAATCATTGCCCAAAACTCATTAGAGTGCTAACCAAAATGCCAAGAGACTGCACGGCGCACCCATATTGGTTTGGTAGGGATGTACAGTCCCGTTCTGTCGTGCGGTATCCAATACAATGACAAGAAGAAATAAGACAAGATCTAGTAAGCTAAGCTCTGACGCTACTAAGATTAAACAATTAAACGAGCAAGTTAAG